TAGCGGGATGGCGTGATCCAGATGCCAGTCCTGCGGATCGACGGGCCTGCCGCAGATACCGCAGAGCCCTTCGTCACGTGCGAACACCACGTCCCGGTCCACGTCCTCCACGAAGTTCTCTTGCCTGCGCCCGTACCGGCGATGGTAGATCGCTTTGGACTTCTCGGGGTTCTCGATACGCCAGTCCCGCATCTTGTCGCTGACGTGAGCGACGTTCGCCTCATACCACGCGTGTTTGACCGCAGCGTTGCGGGCTTTCGCGCGGAGTCTCCAGAGCCGCACCTGCTCGCATCGGCAGACCTTACAATGCGCCTGGAGACCATCGGCCGCCTTGCGGCGGATATGGAACTCGGAGCGAGGCTTGTCCGTCTCGCAGGCGTCGCAGAACTTGGTCGCGGGCACCTACGCATTCTATGGGTTGGGGCTGTCGCTTCTCACCGCATAGCGATAGAGCCGACTACCGGCCAACAACGACACTCGGCACGGCCATCATCGGCGTTGGCCGGTGTGCAATCGGCTCCAATATCTCCATTGCTCCGACGCCGCGCAGGTAGTTCGCTGTCACGTCCAATCGAGCGTGTCCAAGCTGCTGCTGGATCGTGTACACGTCGATCTTTTCGCGCCACAACTCCACTGCGTGCGCGTGGCGGAAACAGTGCGGGTTGGCTCGCCTGCGCAGACCGGCGCGCTTGGCTGCGTCGCGTAGCTGCCTGCGCGCGTCCGTGTCGCTGAGCGACTGCCCGGCGGTGGGACCGGCGAGGATGCAGAAGATGGCTCCAAAGGGAAGCTCTTGGCGTGCTGTGAGCCATGTCTCGATCTGCTGCCACGCCCATTCGTCCATCGCGCTGATCCGGCGCTTGTCGCCCTTTCCGTGGCGTACGGTGACGGCAAGCTCGCCGCGTCGTAGGTCGCGTTCCTCCAACGCCAGCGCCTCGCTGATGCGCAGGCCCGTCCGCCAGAGCACGATCGTCAGCGCTCGCAGGCGCAGCGCCGACAGTTCGGCTGCGCGCCCCTTCCTGTGCGGCTTGCAGGCACCCAGCAGCGACACGATGTCCTCGACCTGAATCGGGTCCGGCGGCAGCGTGCGGCCCTTTGTGACGGGCGTGCGGCCCTTGTGGAACCCTGGCATCGCTGCGGGGCTCATACGACGGCCGCGACGGTCTAGCGGACGTGCGACAACAGCGGTATCGTCCGTGGTGTTCATGGAGCCAATCCTCCTTGGGCCTGGCCCCCGGAGATTGCACTCTCGCGGGGGTCGTTTTATGGCCGTTGATTGGCTTCAATTCTACCATTTCTGTGACTCTAAAACGCTTCTCCAAGGCCCACAATTTTGACCCACGCTGACCCGTTGGCGATATATTCACCGCCTTCTTTTCCCCCGCCGCCTGTCGGGTCCTTGGTGTGGTCGCAGATGATCTTCGAGCCCTTGATCGTGTCCGATGGCGTCGTGTCAGTCGAGATGAATGTCGGGACGTTCGGTCCGAGCTTGAGCGATAGCGCGTAGCCGTAGGTGTGGGCTCCGGCGTTCGTTTCGATCACTAGGTCATCCATGCTTCCAGTCTCGGCCGTGGTCGAGGTGAAGGGGATTTCTTCGGTCGCTCCAACGCGAACGTCGTGCATTCGCAGTTGGGCGATCGTCGCACCGTTGTTCAGGATCTTTTTCGTCCGCACTACGTCTATCGAGCGCAGGCAGATGTCCGTGAGTGACCCGTGTGCGATTTCGAGCAATGCTTTGCCGAATGCCTGCCCGCTGGTGGGGACGGTGTAGACGTTCTCGATCAGGATGTGCGCAGCCGTGGGGACGAAGCCCGATTTGAGTTCGGCCGTGTTCGTCATGAAGGCTTCCCACGATTCCGTTAGCACCACATTGCGAATGCTGACGTTGGAGAAGTTGTCGTCGACGCCGATGAGATATCTCACGCGCCCCTGGACGCCGTCAATGTGAATGTTCGTCAGTTCGCCTTTCGCGGGTTCTTCGGCGACGTAGGCGGTCCCGCCAAACTCGATGAGGCACTGACCCGGCGAGCCGTTGTTTGTGAACATGATGCTCTGAGCGAACACGTTTTCCAGCTTGGATTTGTCGCCAGCTTGGAGGCGGAACATCTGTGCCGATTCGACCTTCACGTCACTGACGTAGACGCCTGTCGTGTTGCGTTCGGCGGCCGTCAGTTCGTGGATATAGGGCACGATCGATTCCGCGTTCGTGTTCTTCGCGTAGATGCTGAACGTGTCATCGCCGGTTTTGCCCCGGACGCCCTCGATGTGGATCTTTTGGCAGCCTGGGCCTACGTCGATGCCGTCACGCAGAGAGACAAGTTCCTGGGCGAGGTTGATGTTCTTCCAGAGGCCCCGCACGCACTTCTGCTGGCACGCCGCCTTGCCGTGGCAGGGACCGATCGTGACCCCTTCCACCGCGTAGCTCGTGACGTTCACGAATAGCATGCCGATATTGAGGTAGCTCTGGCCCGCTTTCTGGAGGGCGTCTTGGCCGTTGAAGATCGCTCGGCCAATGCCCGCCACGAAGATGTTTTCGTTGCCCGTCGCGTTCGGGTTCGAGTTGACGATCATCTGCGTGTTGCTTTCCCCTTCGGGCTTGCCGTCGTATTCGCGGCGGACTTCCGCGTCTTTGAGCACTAGCGTGCGATTGGACGGCATGACGATTGGGCCTGCGGTGAGCTTGAAATAGCCGCCTGCCGGTGAGTGGAGCGTGACCCTTGAGGCTTCTTCGAGAGCTTTGTTGATGGCCGCCGCGTCATCGCCGCCAGACGGGATCAGTTCGATTTCGAGCTTGCCAGCAGCGTACGCAGCACTGACGCTTACCACCGAACTCGGCAGTTCTACTTCCCCGTTTTCGTTGGCGAGAGCGAGATATTTACGTTCACCCATCGTTCGTCCTCTCTAGCGGCCCGAAGGCGGCGCGGTTAGCTGGCATCGGAGGCATTGGGGTGCCCGTGAAGTCCGCGCCAGGAGCACGCCCTGGTGGGTTGGCAGGCATCGGCTCTCCCTGGAAGGCGCTATCGACCGCCTGGTTAGGCGGCATCACGGGCAAAGGGTGCCCCGCGAACCCAGCGCCACTCCCACGGTTTGGAGGCATCCCGGGCAACGGACGCGCATCCCCGATCACCCTGCTGCGCTCGTACCATCCGAGGGGCATCCGAGGCAACGGGCGCGGGTCCCGAGACCGTCTCGGGCGCTCATACCACCCCGGAGGGTCCGCACGCAAGGGCCTAGCATCACGAGGGGGTCGCTCTCGACTCACGCACACCGACGGCATCGGCGGCAACGGCCTACCCACAAAACCAGCGTTCAGAGCATGCCCTGGAGGGTTCGGACGCATCGGCGCGCCCTCGAAACGAGCCCCGAGGAAATGAGACTGCCCGATGATCGCGACACGACCTCCGATGAGCCGCAGATACGCCTGCTGGCCCGACGAAGCGAACCCCGTGTCGAAGTACGGGCGGCCCAGTTCGTCAATCCCGAAACCCCAGTTATCCGCCAACACGGGCACCCCGCCGATGATCTGGTTTTCGAGCGGCCCGTCCGGGCTTTCGATGTAGAGCATGCTCAGTTTCCTTCCCGGTTGTGCATGACCTGCACCACCACCAAAGATTCCGGCCAGTTCGTATGCGGATCAACTTCCGCGACCGGGGCAGCAGCAATCCGCGCCCACTTCAACACGACACCTTCCCACTTCGACAGGCGCAGGTTCTGCAGCGCCAACATCACTTCGTCCGCCAACGTGTCCGCCTCAAACAGCGTGGAGCCGTAACACAGCACATCCAAGATCGCGTCCACAATCGGTAGGAACGTCGCTGAGAGCATCTGCGACCCGCCCGCCCTGGACACCACCACCGCACGTTCCGGCATGTTCGCCTGTTCTTCGGTCGGCAGACGCGGATAGAAGACGCGCAAGCCTTCCTTCACGGTGCCTTCGGTCTTGCCTTCGAGCTTGGCGGTGAGGTACGCGGCAACGGCTAGGCCGGGATTAGCCGCACTCACAACCCCTCCTGAAACGCCTCAGCTATGCGCAGAGGCAGCAACGGGAATTGCGTGTACCCGGCTGGACGGATGTATGCACGCATAGGCGTTAGTGGCCCTGTCCCCGTAGAGGGCCTGTGGAGCGTCGTAAAGCCATAGCCCCCACCAGGAGGCAAGATCGTAAAGGACTGCCGCACACTCACCCCAGGAGCCGGCGCAGGCCCCGGAATCGTCCACCAGCCGGCAGACCCCGCGACACGCTGGAATGTGGTCGGCCCGATGCGGCTCGTACCGATCTCCACATCCAACGCGTAAGGCGCCGACGCACCGAACGCGCCCTTTACCACCAGGCCGTCGCTGTGCGCAGGCTCCAACACCCCGATAGACGCCTCAAGGGCTCCCGTTCTAGACACCCACTTGTGGGCGGTCTTGGCCTGCTCCGACGCCACCTCAAGGGTCCGCTGCACCCCCACCACGGCAGCGGCCTTGACGCGCTCGAAAACCTCGTCGCCGTTCCACTCAAAGCCAACCAAGGGCATCAGCAAGACCTCCAAACACCGCGCTCAAGGAACCCATGCCAGTAGCCCTCGCGGCCCCCGCTCCGCATAAGGGCGTCATCATCCGCAATCTCGATTTCACGGCCGGGCGGCGGCGATACCTCAATTGATGGGTTGACGGAGATGGTCCCGTCCTCATGTTCAACGACCTCGTGGGGCGTGAGATCACCCAGCAGGCCGTTAGGCGTGCGGGCATACCAGATCCACTCCCCGTCGCTCAGCACCCGGCCATATGCGCCTGACTCGAAACAGGCCGAGCCACGCATCTCACCGTCGCCGACCCTCCTGCCCTGCATCATTCCGCCGCAGGCCGCGTCAACTGCACGTCCGTGTGGTCTTCCCAAGCCTGCACACTCGACACCTGAAACGGCCCCTGCACCACGACCTCACCGTTTTCGAGGATCGCCCCAACATGATCCCCGTCCTGAATATCAGCGCCCGCTTCCATGGTCAACACCCCGCCCGTGTAGAAGATGCGTGACTGCGGCTCTGCCCATTCCCTAGATGTGCTGCGACCCGACTGGGTACGCCACCACGAGAACCGGCAAGGTATCTGCGCTACGACCTCGTATTCGGCTTTGCTCTCCTGCCCATATAGGCCAGGTTCGGCCTGGTCTCGTTCGACCGAAGCGAACTGCGTGAGCAGCACGGCAAGGTCGAACGAGAGAGCCGACTCGTCGTAGCCAGTCGCCACGACGCCCCTACGCCACAACCTTGGAGAAGAACATCCCGAGGTCCGACGCCGTGATTTTCATGTCATACGCCGCCCGGATCGCATACCAGTCCGTCCATGACCTGTCCAGGCGCCCGGAGTAGATCACGCCAGCCGTAGCGTTAGACACACCCGGTACGAGGTTCGTCCACGCGAACGTGTACCCCGCCGACGGTGTATCGATCGACGGCCCAGACGGCGCGAACGCCAGCAGCGCCGCCTTCGGGTTCGCGATGAATTTGAGGTTCGCCGGAGCACCCTCAAGCGCTTCGTTGTAGATCCCGCGAGCGACAATGATCTTGTCGACCTCGAACGCGGCAGCCATCGCCTGGCGGCCCACCAGGGCCGGTTCGTTCTGCGAGATGTACTTGATGCGGTTCAACAGTTCTTCGTTGTTGCGCAGCCCCGTGTACGCCTTCGCGCCAAGCACGAGGATGTTCGGGCGACGCCCCGTCGTTTCCTGCATTTCGTCCGCACGGCTCCCGAAGAACAACACGGGTTCCGTTTTTGCCTTGTTGAACTGTTCGTAGGTCTTCCCGGATTCCGACGCGGTACCGGAGGTACCTTCCCACGTCGTTTTCCACAACGACGGTTCAAAATACTGCGAGCACCATTCCGCATCCATGCCGATCAGGGCACGTTCCTCCAGGAATTCAGTCGCCCGGAGATCCGGGTGCACCGGGTCATCCGCGTTCTTTTTGATCCTGTCATCCAGGCGATACTGCAACGCCCGCTCCGTGCACGAGAATTTCTTCGTTTCCGTGCCGTACTGATCGTACGCAGGCTCCTCGTTCATACCCCTTCGCGGGAAGTCGTTACGCATCCACGCATCCCGCAGGAACACGAGGTAGTCATCAGACGCCGTATCCGTAGGGATCTGCGGAAAGGCCTGCAGCGCAATGAACTCGTCCTTCTCCTGCCGGTAGCGGATAGCGAAGTTTGTCGCCCACCGGTTTATATGGACGCTTGAGAGACCAATCTCAGCTGGCATTAGCCATCATCCTTTCTATATCTTCTGGAAGGACTCGGGCCTAGGCCGTTGTCACAGGTGGGCAGACAAGCGCTTCAACGATGTCGCCTGCCACGCCCGCTTCAAGGGCCACGCCAACGACTAGGCCATTCGATGCTTTGATGGCCTTCCCTTCACTGTTCACTTCAAGCTGGTTCCCGACAGCGATAGCACCGCCGATGATCACCTTCTGACGCTCCGCACCGAACACCAGCGTCGAGTACCCGCCGATTTCCGCGCCTTCGGTGATCGCATAACCCGCTTCACCCGCACCGGCCAATTCGCATTCGCCGGTGGACGTGAGCTTCGCGAAATAGAATTCTTTTTCCAGCAGGTTCGTAGCCGACTTCACCGCTTTCAGCGCATGCGGGTCTACGTTTGACTTGGCCATGGTGGCCGCTCCTTTTCTATTAGGGACGAGACGGGACGGCCGGGTTAGACCCCGGCACGCTCCTTCTCGTACTGGGCCGCCACGGCAGGGTCACGCATCGCGCGACGAAAAGCCTCAGCGCTCGACATGTTCGGGTCAGACTTCTGCAGCTCCTCAGCCTTCTGCATGGCTTCCGGCAGGCCGGGGCCAGACGGGGACGTGACACGCTGGCCACTACGCCCATACTCCGCCTCAATCGAGCCCTTACGGAGCTGCTCGTTGATCGCGGACTGTTCGCGGAAATACTCGTCGTAGTCCGCCTTCTCCAGCGTCTCGGAGAACTTCTTCAGGCGCTTACCGACGACCTCCGGGTCCCCCATGTGCGGAAGCTCGCTCTTGGCGAGGTCAACGAACTCGGCCTCGACACGCGTTTCACGCTCACTCTTAGCGATCTCCTCCGCCGACTCCGCACGCTCCTTGTTGACCTCGGCTTCCTTGCGAAGCTCAGCCACCTCGGCGTCACGCTTCAGGAGATACGCCTTCACACCCTCCGGAAGGTCAGCCTTGGAGAGGTCGTCCGGGTCGTCCTCGTCGTCGTCCATCTTCGGGGCCGGTTTCGCTTTGCCGCCACCAGCCTGCTTCTCCAGCTCGGCCTTCGCGTCCTCAGCGGCCTGCGCCTTCGCGAGGGCCTCGTCCCGGTCCTTCTCAGCGGCCTTGGTGGCCTCTTCGGCCTTGACTAGCGCCGCCTGCGTTTCCTCGGGGGTCATAGCTGACCCTCCTTTCTCGCCCGGCAGCGCCGGATCGTTGGGTGCATCCTCGGACTTCCACAACAGCATCCGTCGAGGTTGCGTTGGGCTATTTGGGTCCCTTGTTGCCGCGCGCTCGACCAGGCTTACGCGTCGCACGCGGGCATCCGTCACTTGATTAGGCATCTAGACCTCCACTGGGTGACGGAAACCAAGCCCTTCGAGGCTCAATCCCGTCAGCTTGCCTTCATCGACTTCCTGCTTTACCAGCGGGTCATCGATCTGCCATGCCTGCACCCATGAGGACTTCGTGACTGGCTCACCGCCCAACACCATGTCCATCGGCGCTATGTAATTCTCGATCAGGTCCGCCCCGGCGTCCCGGCCACTGTGCTGCACGTCCGGGGAGTGCTCTGCCTTCGAGAGCGAGTAGTCCCGCATGAAGCCATGGCATGCCTTCTCGATCTCTGCCGGGGCGAAGATGTCGCCTTGGCTATCTTCGAGCCCCGGCTCTAGGACGACACCATAAAACTTGCCCTCGACATCGCTCTTACGCAGCGGGCAGGTATAGGCGACCTCCGCCTTCTCCATCTCGCCGATGTCCGGGTAACGGCTGTGAACGGCCGCTTTGACCTTGGCCTGTTCGTCCGCGTTCCCGTGCTGAGCGACACGAGCAAGGGCGTTCCGGGCGTGGGAGGCATCGTGGATGGGGTAGCGACGCCCAGGCAGCGCGAAGTCGGAATCCTTCAGGTCATTCCGCGCGTCAGCGTCAAGCGCCGCCTTCTCCAGCTCGTCGGCCTCACCGGCCCTCGCGAGCACATCCAGCGATTTGGTCAGCCAGGACATAGGGCCTCCTTCAGGCTTCGGGGGTCACGACAGGGTTGTAAGACAGGCCAGAACCCACATGCGGGGCAGACGGCGCGTCAGCAAGCAGGAACGTCTCTCCGTCGCGGTCCCCGCCATGCGTCTGCAAGCCCACGACCCGCGGACTGGACCCGTAAGCAACGAGAGACGCAGCCCGCTGCATCGCGGCCGTCTCATTCGCTGCGATCAGCTCCGAGCGGTAGCCAACACCAGCTTTCACGAACCTGCCTGCCGGTACCGCCTTGCGTATCCGTTGCGCTGTACGGCCTGGGTCCTCTCCGGCCTGCACACCCGCCTCTACGGCCTTCAAGATGGCCTGGCGGACCTGGGGTTCGATATCACGACAGGAGAGCTTCCTAGAGCCCTTTATGCGCCGGATATCGGCATCCGCGATAGCGAGGTCAAGGCCGGTCTCCGTCTTGAGCAGAAGCTCCGTGTCACGCGCCACCCTGCCCGCATGAGCGGCAAGAGCCGGAGTCAGGCGCTGCTGAACCCACGCGGCGATCCCGAGAGACCGGACTACCTTCGCGGTGACGCTGCGCATCTCGCGTTTCCCGGTCGGCAACTCACCCTTACGCACCGTCGTCAGATATGCGCTCGCAGCACGCGACCCAAGCTCCTGCAGCAACCCCGTCATCTGACCGTCCAGGGCACCGGAGAGGACCCTCGCACGCGTCGCTAGTGCAGGGCCTACGTCGATCACCTGCCCGTCAGCCTTCGCTAGCCGCGCCTGCCCAAAAGGGACACGGAGCACTTCCTCCCCGCGGTGCACTGAGAGATGGGTGAACTTGATGGGGGTCTCCGGCAACGGGTCCGGGAGCGGGTCGCCCTCGTCCTGGTAAGTGAGCGTCACATGCGGGCGGAAGCCGCTGTGTTCGCTGGCGTTCAACGGCTCGAACGCGGCCCTGAGCTTGTCGAGACCCGCGATCTTCGGCACCGCGTACACCGGCACCTTGCCATCGCTCGCCTCCGAAGGCTCAAACGTCCCCTGACCGCCAACGGTGCCTTTCGGGGGCTTCGTGGTAGCCGCGACACTGCGTGCCGTCTCAACGGCCTGTGCGAACGTCTCGTCGTCCACGTCGCTGCCGAGGAGCACGACCGTCAGATGGTGGTCCTGCACCCCGTCGTCCATCGCTGGCAGCGTGCCTGGCACGAGGTCCAGCGACACCATCCCAGTGCCCTTGCCTACCTGCGCGGCGTCCTTCTGCAGCTTCGACGGTTCCAGTTTCCCGGCAGCAGGCTTCGCTGGTTCGACAGGCTTCGCGGGCGCCACGGGGAACGTGAAATCCGACCCCAGGCCAGCAGACTCGAACAGTTGCTTCTTGAACTTCGGGTCATCCGGCAACGTGAGGCCAGCAGCAGCCATGTTCGACAAGAACAGGCCGACCTTTTCGAGGTCTATGCGGCCCGCCGTGGTAGCAACGATTTTCGGGGGGTCGTTCGTCTTGACCCCATTCAACCTCAACAGGCGCGGGATGGCGTACCGGTTCATCGGCTTGAGGATCTGGTCAATCATGGCGTCCACAGCCATCCCAAAAAGCTCCGACTTCACATCGACCATCGCATACGAGCCAAGGCCGTCCTGCCCCAGGAGCATGAAGTCAGCGGCCACGCTTGCGGCGATCCTCTGCTCGTACCGGCGGATCACCTTGTCCAGGTCAAACTGGCGGGACCCCGCCGCCGACATCAATTCGAACTCCCACTCCGCTGTCGGGAAAACGAGCCCCTCGTCCTCATCCCTATGGACAGTGGTAACGAGTTCCGTTACACGGTTATACAGCTCCGTGTTCTCCTGCGCGAACAAGTCCACACCCGGAGGCGGCTTCGCTATCGGGATACCCGCAAGGTCTCTCGCTGCGCCCACGGCCTCGATGTCCTGTAGGCCACGCAGCCGGAAGAATGACGGCCAGCTACGACGCAAAATCGAATAGCCTTCTGGATTGTTCCTGACACGCCGGTTGCGGATCAGCACCAGCTTTGTGATCGGAATGTTGTGGTGGCCGCCGTGCCAGTCGAGCTGCTCAAGGCCACGCAGGCTGCTGTACCCGTCGAAATGCCAGTGCAGCGTGGTTTCCTGGGCACGCAGCGGCAGCTTCCGCCACCCGACAAGACCGTCCGTGTACGCGCTACTGCCGGGGTGCTGGGGTTCTTCGGTGGTAGGCGTCTCGTCGTCTGAACCCATTTCGTCCTGGCCCGGCTGTTCACCCCGGCGGTACTTGAACACTTCCTCCATCGCCGCATACCCATAAGGCAGATGGGTCAAGGCTTCGCAGATGAAGTCGTCCCAGCCATGCGACATGTCGTGCATCGATTGCTCAATGTGATTGCGCCAGCGGGGTTCGCCACCCTCAACCGAGTAGTCCACGCGCTGCGCGAGCATTTCGATCATGAACAAGAAGCCGCCCGCGATGGGGTCGTTATCTAGAAATTCGCGGTAACGCCACGCGGCCTCGCGGCCTTGGAGTTCCCCAAGCCACTCATCCAACACCCAGCCTGACCACTGTCTGAGACCCGATGTCCCGATCTCCACGAACGGCGAGACCTTGCGCGGACCCTGGGACTGACGGTCCCCTACGGCCATCGGGCGAACGATGGCCGTAGCACCACCAGTAGATGAAGACGTGGAGCTACGCGACCCGATAGCGCGTGCACCTTGGGAGCCGCCGCGAGACTTATTCGCCATGCAATGCGCCTCCTCGAAGGTAAGGTGTTAGACGGAGCGGCCGAAGCCAGCGCCGCCACCGGCACGCTGATGCAGCGCACCCCACCGTGACCCGCCGGGACGCCTGAGAACCTGGGGAGCAGCGACAGTCGGGGCGATACGGCTCAGAAAATATGATTGCACTACGGAATCGCCACTATCCGTAGAGCGCTTGAGTCTCTTGCGAATCTCTTTCTTAGCTTCCACCTTGATCTTGCCGCCAGTGACTTCCTCCCAGCGCGGCGCCAAGAGGTCTGCGGTGAGCTGTTCATCGGGTGGGATCGCAAGCTCGAACCCTGACCCGGGCTCTAGCATTTCGCGGAGGTTCCACCATGCAGCGTCTCGAACGGACGTGAACCCGAGCTGCCCGCCACGGGTACGCAAATCGGTTTTGTTGGATGCGACGAAGTCAACGACGGACCTGCCGCGTTTGCGAAGCTCGTTCGCGATCACTTCACCCTGACCAATAGCGTCTATCACGACGCGTGCGCCGCGTTCGGGTGCTGCCGCGAGGCCCTGTAGCTCATCGGTGGTGACGGCCGTGTCGGGCTCGTGGGGGCGCACCAGCACAGCGGAGATCACGGGGCCGTGGCGTAGCGCGTAGACGGTGCGGTCCTCCCCGCGTCCCGCGATGTCAGCCCCGATGATTTCCAGCGGGCCGAGAGAATCATGGACAGGGACGATCAGGCTGTTCGTTGGGGCGAGCTGCAGCATCCGCCAACGCTCGTTCGCTTCTTCCAGATGATCCATGCGGATCACGGCGTCTACCTGCTGGCGGGCGAACTCCCCGAGCACATGGTTCGCGTACCACGCGGAGTCTTCACCGAACTGTGCGGCGCGCTGTTTGCGCCACACCTGCGTCATACGTTTCGCCTTCAGCACCCGGTCAAGCTCAACATGGATGGGGTGCCAGTCCTCATACCCCGCTGCGCCTTCGTGAATGTCGTAGAACCGGCCCTCCGGTGCCCCCGGTGTCGAGGACGCGAGCGCATACGCAGCCTGGTCGGATTCTGGTCCTGCCCCGGCGAACGCACCCTCAAGGCTGTTCCACGTATCTTCCGGGATCAACTTGGCCTCATCGAGGAGGACGAAAAGCTCATCAGCGTGAGCACCCTCAATCTTCCCACTATCTGTCGGTGCGGCCATCGTGATCGCCCCGAACTTCAGGCGCAGCCCGAGGAGCGTCATCTCCTCCGCAGGCTTAAACGGCTCCCGGCCGATCCTCTCCCAGTTCAAGCGGGGTGCGAGCTTGGACCGAAGCTCAGGCCACAGGTAATGCTGAAGCTGACTCCACGCGCCTGCGGTGACGACACACTTCCAGTCCTCCCCGCAGGCATCACGCGTTAGCGAGAACCACAGCAGAGAGAGGACCGCCGTGAAGGTCTTTCCGAGGGTTCGCGGGCCTCGCACGGCGACACGCTGATGGTCTACGAGCGCCTGGAGGATTTCCTCCTGGTACTCCGTCAGCCCACCGGCCTGCCCTGTCTTGCGGCCCGTGGGCCACGTGAGGCAGTCACGGGCGAAGCCAACAGGGTCGTTGTGATACTGCGCGACGCCCGTGACTGGCGGGTCGAACAGGTCGGCGAGGCGCGAAGCGGATGAAGCCATCGAACCTCCTATACGTGGCTACGCGAGCGGCTTGCCTCTCCCCGGCACGATGGGACACCCAGCGATGAGAGGCACACGATCCGGGCGACTCCCGCCGGGCTTGAACTGGAGCCTGGTTAGCGCTTCGCCATCCAGGAACGCATTCCAGGTTCGCACGAGGAACACGGCCCGAATATTGGTCCCTATAGGCGAATGACCTTCCAGCTCGCGTTTCATGCGCTCACGCAAGGCGTGGATGGCCACTTCGCCTGGGGCATCCCCGAATCGGCCCGTCAGGAGTTTGTCGTGGAAGGCGTCCACCTCCTCAGGCTCGGTGCCCATGCTCGCTAGGTAGAGAAAGGCGTTGTAGAGACCTCCCGCTATCCCCGACGGCGTGCGTGTGGTGTAGTCCTCGCCGAGTGTGGGGTGATCGACTTGTAGGCGTTCCAGCTCGGGGACAGTCGGAGATGGGAGGCCCCGCCCATCGAGGCGCCCCCATCCGGTGTAAAACCAAAGAGAGCGTATGGAGGCCGCCACGCCGTTCGCGTTCGGCACCCTATCGATGCGAAGCTGCTGGCCAAAGCTACGGGACTTGCCGGTATCACGCACGCCCTGCGAGGCACGAGGTAGACCGCCCACCAGCAGCATCCATTGAGCCGTGCCGGACTCTAGGATAGCTTCGCATCGATGCTGCGCGTCGAACATATTCTCCTGTTCGTCGGTGAGTATCGATGAGCCTGGAGCCCAGTCTCCGCTTTGCATATCGCGAGCGAGGCGGGCGACATGTTTCGGGTCTATGGCGCGATTACGGCCTTGCGTCCGAAGTAGGTCCTTCGCCTCATCGGGACCCACAAGGACCCATTCCGCCCAGATACGCGTGCCTGGGATGTAGATACGGGAGCGATCTGACGCAGTCGCTACGGTGGACATCTCGTTGCCTCCTCGCTAGGTGATGAGCATGTGCCCGGGCGCTTCGCACGTCGCGGGCACACACTTCATGCTAACGGAAGATCGGATGGTCCTTCGGCGAATGGCGTGTCGGCAACCCGAAGAACGCCCATGCGTTGTGAACGTCCTCCTCCATCAGTGCGCGGTCGAAGCGTCCTGACTCGCAGTCCGCGTAAATGACCTTCTGGATGATGTGACTGGCGGGAGAAGCGAGGATGTGGGCCACCCGTCGAGAGAGAGCCGCGACTGGGTCCACGGTGTCAGCCACGGTCGTCTAGGTGTTCCGTGCGATCAAGAGCCCGCAGGACCGCACGCGTAGCGTCACCCGAAGGCAGTGACCGTAGCGTGTCTTTGAGAGCGTTACGCAGCAGCAGGGCGTCCGCAAAGTTCGCGTCACTCTCGTTCTGCACCGCGTCGATGATCTCCTTCGCGTAGTACCGGATCATGTGCTCCTGAACCCACGCCCACACGTCGAAGGGGCCGCGCTCCCGGCCCCCCTCGATGGCCTTCGCTTCGCCGCGAGGACCGTGTTTGGCCACGGGAGGAGCCTCCACCCGCAGGATCTCAGCCTCAACCGCAAGCAACATCCTAAGAGAGCGCGGGTGCCTCCACTCGCACCGGTTTAGCTGCTCGCGTGCAGCCATCAGGAACTGATCATCTTCGATCTGCTCGTACCTCTCTTCGACCCGTCGGGTCAGGACCGCCTCCCGCTGCTCGGCGGTAAGGGGTGCCAGTCCGAGAGCCCTCCGAGCGGCTTCAACGGGTTCAAGGATGGCCCTCTCTTGCTCAACGCGCTCGTCAACCGTGCTCATGCCGTCCTCCTCGCTCGTATCGAGACGCGAATCATAGAACCGAAGGCACGAACGAGACGCTCACGACGACAGGCAGCACCTTCTTGAACGGTGCCGGGCAGGTGATGACAGCCAACCACTGCCCGGATTCTCCGAGTTCCGAGACGACGACGGCTTCGTACACGTTCGTTTCGAGTTTCGGGAGGGTGATCGGACCGACAGGCCCGACAGTGGGGTTTTCCTTGCGGGCCGCAGGCGAGTAGATCAGCGCCGACAGCGACAGGGGTTCGACGGGCGCCCCCGTCTTGGTGTTCGTGACCGTGATTTCAAGCTCCCACGGGTCCCCGACATACAAGGGCTGGTTCAAGACGGTCCGCCTTCCAAGGTCGTCGGGGCACGCGAAACCACCCCAAGGGTCGTCGGAGCGCGAGAGGCCCCCGTCAACGTCAGGGGGCTACGGCTAACGACAGTCAGGGTCGTCGGGGTCGGTGGCAGAAGCACTTCGATCCCGGCGAGCACCCCACCCGCCCTCAACGCGGCGAAACCACTGGAGAGCCGCGACCCGACAGCACCCAGCCTGCCCCCTACGGAGAGCTGGACGGCAGAGGACGCGAACTTGACGCCTTCCGCACGGTTCCGGGCGGCTGCGGGGAATCTCGGTTCGCCTGCGGAGCCCTTTAGTCCTGCGACTTGGCTCCCGGCGCTCGCGCGGGACGTGGCCGTACCCGACGCAGTCTTCTGGCCCGTGGTGAGCGTGCGTGCTGCCGCAGAGAAGGCCGCCGCGCCTGTGTTGATGACTTCGGAGGCGGCCGTGAGGAAGCCTGCGGCCCGTGGGGAGGCTTGCCCGGACGTGGACTTCGACCCCGTGGCCGTCAGGCGCGGGCCACCGAGAAGGGAGGGTTGGCCTGACGCGCCCTTCGCTCCAGACGCGATGACTCGGGTGCCCGTAGGCAGTGTTGGCTGGCCTGAGGCGCCCTTGGTGCCCACGGTCGCACCGGTTGCCCCCGAACGGACAGTGGAGGTTCCGCTCGCGCTCTTGACGCCCGCGCCTTTCACGGCCCCAGCCGCACGAGGAACACCTTCCCCCGACGCCGCCTTCGCGCCTACAACGCTCGTACGCGATCCGTCACGCAGCACAGGCTGGCCTGCGAGGGCCTTGGCACCCGACGCCGTGACCCTACCGGAGGCGCGCAGCACTCCTTCGCCCTTCGCGCCCTTCGCGCCCGTTGCCTGCAAGCCCCCTGCGGCACGTACGGTCGCGGTACCGCTGAACGCTTCTTCGGATTCTTTCCCGATCGCCCAAAACCCGATAGGGCCGTCCGGTTCCAGGACAGACCATTTCTGGTTGGAGATCTGCGACTCGGCGGTATTGCCGCTCCTCACCGTACTCGTGCCCGCGAGACCGGCTTTGACTTTGATACCACCCGCAGCGGGGTAGAACACAAGCCAGTAGAAACTGCCTTTCACGACCGGGACGGCCGTGGTGAGCGTCACCTTGTTTTCACCGACGACGGGTTTGCCGCCGAGCTTTTCCCCTCCCAAGACGGCACCGACAGCACCTGCCACGTCTTCACAGACGGCCCATTTAGCCACCGCCGCGCTGGTGGTGTTCAGCCAGATCGCGAGTTCTTCGATCGTCCCCGAGGCGAGCGCTTCTACCCGCTGTCCGATCGCCTCTTCCGCTGATGTCCCGAATTTACTGCCGCCGCCTTCGGTCGTCGCGCCCGCAAGAACAGCCATGGCACTACGGTGCCGGCGTGCCTTCCGCGAGGTTCATGTCCGACTCGGATGATTTGACCGTGTAGGTGCCTTCCGAGCCGTATTTCTCCGGGGTCGTAAGGATGCTGAACCCGAGCCAGTGTTTCGCGGAACCGATACCGGAGGCGGCTTCGTTGTAGCACTCCGCGTTGATCGTTTTCCCGGCAGGGATTTTCAACGCGTGTTCCGTAGTGTCTTCCGTCTTGCCTTCCGCTGCGGCTTCGAATTTCGTTTCGATCCGTGCGTAGGAGCCGCCCGTCAGCTCGGTCAGCTTGATGTATTCGCTCGCGGCTTTCAATTCCGTCGTGAACGACACGGCTGCGCCGCCTTCGATGAGGGACACTTCGAATTCGTTGGTGGCCGCGCCGACGACGTAGTAGGGCCTCAGAGCAACGAGACCCGCGCCGCCGGAGAGGACGGGGAAGTAGACGACGTTCCCGTTCGCGAGACCGTTCGCCGTCTTTTTGATTTTCGTGCCAGCCGTCGAGGCTTCCACCGCTGCTGCGGCGGCGGCTTCCATCGCGCCGACCCAGCGTGCGGTGGTGTGCCATGAGGCGTTCAGGGCGATCGTCTTCTGCTCACCTGTCCAGGGCATCAGGCCACCACCTCCTGCTCGGGCACGGTCTCTACGTCCACGATCTCCACGCCCGTGATGACGTGCGCCGCGACACTCGCCCAGCCAAGCTCGAGCACCACGTCACGCTCACGGTTCCCTGAGCCAGTCTCTGTGGTCGCGTCTGCTGGTCCGCCGTGCGCGACACTGATCTTGGAGGCAACCAATGCGCCTTGCTGCCCGCACGCGTCCTCCCCCATCTCCGGGGACTCGATCGTCGCGTTCTCGCCTTCCTTGTGGATCAGCAGCCTCGGCATACGGGCTCCCTTCGAGTAGTGAGATTCAGGTATGGACGGGCGGATCGGGCTGCGACGCCTGCCAGGACTGCGCGACACCCGTGGGCAACTCGGCCTGCAGAACGGGCTCGCCATTCGTTGGGCATGGCACCCAGGCGTTCCACTCGATCCTGCCGACCGTCGCATCGTTCTCGATGATCGGCCGCGTCAAGGGTTTCCACACGATACCCGCGTGGTCGCCGCCGCAACGCGCGCAGTTGCCGATGTGCGCGAGCAGCGCAGGGTCTGAGGTGTGCTCCATCGCGGAGCCTCCAATCAAGTCGCGAGTTACGGACGGGGCGGCAAGACGCGTCTAAGCGGCCGAGAACGCTTACGGGGAGGTTTCCCTACCCTCACAGGCCCCATCGTCCTGAACAGGGGCTGCTGAGGCTCTCTGAGCCTCCTGAGGGCCTCGTCTAGACGACGCTGCATCTCACGGGAGTCGCTCACACCGCATCCACGATCGTGACGACGCCCTCGCCAGTCGCGCAGTCGAAGTCCACCATATTGCCGTCCTGGCGCCCAGTGACGCGACCACGACGAAGCGGCGGCCCACGGTGGTAGCGACCTTTGGCGAAGATTGTGAGGTAGGCGACCATGCGAACGGGGCGCGCGATCTCGTGCCACTCCTGCAAGTAGAGACTCAAGTCCTGGCGCTCTGCCCTGATTTCAACGCCACGGCCCGCAGGCACTGGGACCCCGTCGATAGACGGGCTCTCGATAAGGACGATCCTCTCGCTCACGGGGCGTGCGCCTTCAGACGGTCGTAGGCGCTCTGCACCGCAGCGTCGAAGCCCTTAGCTTTGCCGCCAACAACCTCAGAGCCCCCTGCGCCCTCCTCGACACCCTCGTAGACCGTGACGCGCCACCTACGGCCGCGTGGTGCGCCGTACACCAGCGCGCACTCCAACCCGTACCCAAGCTCTTCGCAAGCCTCCGCGAGCTGATGCAGAGCGCTCATACCGGCCCTCCTGCCAACCCAAGCCCGGACGCTCTCGCCAAAGCCGCGTCCACCAGCTCCAAACGCTCAGGCTGCCTAGCCAGCGAATCCCACTCCCGCAAAGTCATCGACGCGTGCCCCGAAGGCAACGCCTCCCACAACACATCCCACAACCGGCTCCACTCCCTGTACCCCTCGCCATAAGGGGACGCGACCGAGTGCAGGGCCTTGTGTACGGGGCGGCCCTCAGCTACGAGGGAACGGATCGCGGACAGGGGCATCACTAGATCGAGAGTCATCGGTCCTCCACAACGCGGACGCCCAGGTCTGCCAGCCGTAGCTCCGCATCATCAATATCGGCGATCCGCTCGTACTCCTCCACGAACTGGCGAGTCGCCACCACCTGATAGCGGCGAGGGCCGACGTAACACCACCAGTCGAGTTTGAACCCGAACCTCAGCGCCTTCCAGCGAGGAAGCGGAATGGTCCACCCCTTGGCTAGGCGAGCGAGTTCGTGGAGCTGGCGAAAGCGGACCTCCTGAGTGCCGCGAGGTAGCTTCCATTCATGCCCTTCGGGGCCACTCATCTCTTCCCCTCCAGCAGCCGACGAGCCTCAGCCATCAACGCGTCAGCCTCAACTTCGGAGTGCGCGTGAATCCTGACCCTCTCGCCGCTCCGCAGGGCCTCAGCTATCGCGGCAATCATCAGCAGGCGGCGACCGAGTGGACGACCGCCGCCAACCACCAGGTAACGCGGCATGCCCTCATAGAACGCCTTCTGCCACGGCAAAGGCTCAGCGAGCGGCTCGCCAAGGGTGGCGCGTATGAACTCGGCGGGGTCCATCATGCGGAGCGCTCTATGCGTAGGAGTCTGTTCGCGTAGCGGTAAGACAACCCCTGGCCTCGGTCGAGGATCGCCGACGAAGCCGCGAGCTTCTCAGCCATCGTCGGCATCCAGGAAGCGGGAAACCACCACGGCAGCCGGATCACCGCGTGAGTCTCGGACTCCTCAACCACACGGAAGCCGAGGAGTCGCCCTTCCCAGCCGATACGCACATCCCCATTGCCATCTACACGCTTCACGACCTCGCCTCCAGCAGCCGCTCTAGCCGGTCATGCCAAGCACGATGAACCTCCGTGTAGTCCTCGATGGCCGCGATAGCGGAGCCTTCCGGCCCAAGCGCGCTTATCGCGGCACCGCAGAGAGCGCAGTATTGGACGACGAGATCGTCGCCGTGAAAGGAGGGAGAGCTGCCGATCCTGCCCGTGACCATCTCCCGTGTCACACGCGGAGCGTCAAGAGTCTCGACTTTCCAGGGACAACGCCGCTCTGGGCACTTGCCTTCAACCATCGGCACGTCGTGCTCAGGGCAGCGGAACTGCGGATCGGCAAGCCGTGCGGCCTTCTCCCCCGCAAAGACCGCCTCAGGCTCCGCTACGGGCACGGGGTCGGCTATCTCACGGGCTAGGGAGGCTAGCTCGTCCATCGCGATGGAGTCTCGCTCGTTGTCGCGTAGGAAGTCCGCCAGCTTCGAGCGATAGTCACCGCCGGGGGTCGTGTGTTCGACAAACACTCCGGACCACCGCTCGTGGTTCTCGGGGATGACCTGCAAAACGAGCGTCCGACAACGCTTCCCACGAAGATTGCGGATCTTGTCGCGCCAGACCTCGCCCTCACGAGGAGGACCACCAGCCACGGCCGGTTCCGCAGCTTCAAGGATCTGCCTCGCGGCGTTGCGCACCACGGCAGGCATCAGGTCATCGAGCCTCGGCCCCATAGCGACTCTCAGCGCCTGCTCCGCTACATCCAGACGGTCACTCACGGCACATACCCCACATAGCCATCCCGGCAGACCACCACAGCACGATTCAAGATCGGCTCAAGGACACTCACATTCGCGACCCCATCATGACGGACACACACGCCACGTATCTGCCCCGAGGACGGCGTTTCCTCAGCAAAAGCAAGAAGCCAGACACCAAAGGCCACCGCGATCACCATAAGGACCACGACCGGCAGCAACAAGGGATGCATAGATCGCGAGGGAGTCTCCGGCGCCCACGTCTTTGCCGTGGCGCTCACGGCTTCGTCTTGCCGAACGTACCATCCGGGTGCGCCCCAGGCCCACGCTTGATCGGCGCTTCCTGCAAACGCCTGTTTCGCTCGTCAACCAGCCTGCGCCGGGCTTCCTGCTCGGCCGTTGGGCCTTTCTGAGCGAGACGCTTCGCCTGAGCCGCGATATCCGTAGGCCTGCTCACAGCCCCTCCGGAACGCCAAGCGACAAGCCATCGAGGTCGCCGAGGAAGAGATCAGGAGCGTCGGCAAGCGTGAGATGCGCGGCAGCGCCGCGCTCGACCACCACGGCTGCGGCGATCCGCGCGCTCCCTACCGGCTCCCCGTCGAGGGTCAAGGGAACTCGATGGCCCTGCAGCCCATCGAGCACATCGCCACCGAACCGGCCCCCGAATGGCGCTGAGTAGCGAAACGTGAACATGCTCATCGCTTGCCCCTGGACGCTTTAGGAAACGCACCCCGACCAGACATCTCAGCAAGAGTCCTACCCACCCGAGCCTGCGGCGCGCCACCCTCACGACCCGGCTCATAAGCAACCGAGCCGACCTCTGCCGGTTCAACGACCGGCCCACGACCACGCGCAGGCTCCGCGTCAGCAACAACCCTCTCCATATCACCCAACCCAGCATCACCAATCTCACGACGCACAAGCTCACGCACCCACGTCGCCGCAGGAACCCCACCACGCAACTCATTCAAAGCATCGCGCTCCACATCCGACAAAGTCACTTTCAACAACATGGGACCAATAGTACCACAAGCCCCACCAGTACGGGCCATAAGACCAAACCCAGCACCGTACAAAAAACCAGAAGCCCAAACAAAGCGACCCGTAAAAACCACGGCGCCTGCCCGGCGGGGTACTACCGATTGAGGCTTCGATAATTCTGCCGAATGGTCTTTATGTGCGTGGAGGGCCGGCGTGCCGTGAGAGCGGCGTGTAGAGCCTCTAAGGCCCTGTGCCTGGCCCGATGGACCGGAGGTGCTGTCCGAGGAACCGTAGGGCCTCACGCTGCACCTCAGGGGGCAGCCCCAAAGCCTTCTCAGCCAACGCCATCCTCGCAGCGGCAGCCAGGAGGCCCATGGACTCTTCCTCCATAGCGAGACGCTTCGTAGACACACCAGCGTCGATAGCGTGCTTCGACACACGATCCCACCGTACAGCAGCCTTGTCCATCTCTTCCATGTACGGGTGGATCGCAGCTTCGCCCTTATGGTTCTGCCACAACAACAGATCCCCACTGTCCACGAGCTGCTCACAAGCCAGCTTCCAAGTCGCATAGCTAAGAGCCTCAAACCTAAGCAGAGCCTCAATATGCGCCAACGGATCGGACCCCAGCTCAGCAAGCCACGGCTGCGCCTCAGCCTCCCTCGCAGCCCACTGCAAAGCCGTCTCACGCGCAAGACGCTCAGCAGCCTTCTCACGCACACGTTTCGTCACACCATGCGACGTACAAATCGTCGCGCCCTTCAACGGCCTCCGCGTACAACGCTCCCCAGCACGCTCATGACTCGCCCTGAACACATGCACACACTGATACGGAAACACCGTCTGCGCAGGCAAAACCCCCGAACCCATAGGCCCATCCTACCCAGAAGCACCCACAACGCCACACGCAGCGGACGCGAGAACGGCTCCTGTCATCGTCGTCTAGAGGTGTGGGTGGGTGGCGTGGGGCATTTCGAGCGCGTCTTTGCGTATGGCGGCGCCTGCTGCTTTGTCTCTGCTCGTGGCTCTGGAGGGTCGCAGGGCTTCTGTGAGTGCTGCGTCGTAGCCCGGCGCTATGCAGTGGCGTCTGTCGGGGGTCGTGGTGTTCGCTGGCGGGGTAGCGCTGTAGTGCGTGTGGTAGAGGATTAGTTTGCCGGTGCCCTCGCAGGTGTGGCAGAGGTGTCCGTCTATGAAGCGTTCCACGAGCCCTTGGGCGTACAGCATGCGCTCGCGGCCACGGCCCTTGCAGTCGGGGCAGAGTTTGTCCGCTAGCGTGATGTCGGGAGCGTGCATGCGGGCCTCCGGAGGGGTGGTGTAGAGATAGTTCGGGTAGTGGCTAGGCGCGCCGCATTGGCCTTGCTGGCGGTGCCTGGTTGGGCAATGTAGCACGGAGCACCAGTGCGATTTCGCCTACGCCTTCGATTCCGGTCGGGGCGCTTTGCGTCTCAGGGCCGGAGCTGCAGGACGAACGCAGCGACCATCAGCAGAGTCACGAGACCGTAGGCGAAGCGCCGAGGCCACCGTCGTACAGGCCGGTAGTAGCGGCGCAGCATGGACGCACACGCTGATTCATCGCACGCTCGCTGCCAGTCCTGGACGCTATGAAGGTCGCCCACGGCTAGAAGATCCTTTGGTCGCTACGACGGCCTGAGCCGCCGCACGCGTGGCATCTGTGGAGGTCGTCGGGGCAGTTGCCTAGCGGATCGGAGCCTTCGTCGCAGGTACCCTCGCCGCCGCAGTGCGTGCAGCCCCACTCTGGATCGAACTCGTAGTCGTCGCATGAGCACTCCTCGCAGGAACCCGAATGGAAGAAGTCGGCATGCCCGCATTTGCAGGTATCGCCCTTGATGTCCTCGCCTCTCACTTCGCTGCCTTCCATGTAGCCAGCCGTCCCGTCTCCGTCAACCACCAAGCCAACGGACGCCCACGAGCCGACTCATCCCGCACACCACGCAACAAGCCCTCACGCTCCAATCTGCGCAGGAGCTTGGAGAGCTGCCCACGATCCGACACACCCACCTCGTGGCCTATCTGCACGTTCGAGGACCCAGGGTGATGTTCGATGGCTTCTAGGACCGCTCTTGTACGGGCTGTGCGTCTCATGGGACGCGCTCCCAGGCCGTCAGCTCGCTAGGTAGGCGCCGCAATCGTCGCACCCCTCCGTGGGGCCAGAGCCACCTCCACAGCCCCTCATCGCCCACCGGGGAAAGCCAGAGCCACACAGTGCCGTCGAGCCGCGATGAGGTAGAGCTAACGCGCCAAATACGTCCCGTGCGAGAACGCCTAGGCCGCAAATGGTCGCCCACTCGCAGCCTCCCCTCAATCATGGCCAGTTCCTTCGCTCATGCTTGCCAGCATACACCACTTCCCAACTCTTTGTTGACAAGAACGTGGAAAGCGTGCTACCTTGTTCTCGTTACCGGAACCTAGAGGAGGCCCACCATGGCTAGCAGCACCGCATCAACCAAAGAGTTCGCCCCACGCGAGTTCAACCGCAACGATCAACACCTGACGCAGGAGGGCTATCGGCAGGAGTCACACGCCCAACTGCAGC